GCAGATGCATTGTTCAGTAATGGTGTAGATGTGTTCTTTACAACTACAGATTCACCATCAGTGGTAATGTTGGCTCAAAAGCAATCTACTGCAGACAAGCCTCTATGGGGAATGGGCAATGATGCTCCGATGAACTCTTTTGGTCCCGAGCGTTATGCAACTGGACCAATGTTTAATTGGGATGTTTACTACAAGCATGTGATGGAATCAGTAGAGAATGGTACATGGAAAGTAGATACACCATTTTGGGGAATGGAAAAAGGTTGCGTTGGATTGAGTCCTTGGGGACCGAATGTTCCTACAAGTGTGAAGTATCATGTTGAAGCAGAGAAAGATAAATTCATCTCTGAAAAATATGATGCATCATTTCCGTTTTCTGCTGGATTTACAAAGCAAGATGGTACAGTTGTAGCTCCTGGTATGGATAGGTCTGGCGTTGATACAATGGATTATTATGTTGAAGGTGTAATCACTCCTATGCAATAACATTTCACGGGGGTGTAACAACCCCCATATATTATATGGAAATACCAGTCATTAATCATTTAGATAATGATGCACATCTAAAATTAGATGAAGCATTTAAAACAATTGGGTTTGCTTACATTAAAAATAATGATGAAGTGAACTTATCAAATATCCTCAATCACGCCAAAGAATTCTTTTCACTTCCGCTAGAAGAAAAAAACAAATACAAATATACATCAACAGAGTCAAATACCGGCTATCAAGGAATGATAGAGAGTTTGACACCAGGCACTCCACCTGATTTAAAAGAAGCTTTTAATTGGTGTAAGTATAGTGATGATAATAAGTGGCCTAATAAAAAATTTAAAGAGACTTGTGAGGAATTCAATTTTTTACTAGAACTTATTACTAAACGTATTTTGTGGCTTATTGAAAAGGTATTAGAATTACCAGAATTATCTCTCATTACAAAACATCAAGGTTCAAAATCAACAACTACTAGAATGTTACATTATCCATCTTGGAATGGAGAGATACAAGAAAATCAAATGAGAGGTGGTGAACATACTGATTATGGAACAATCACAATTTTATTTACCGATGAAAATCCAGGATTGCAAATAAAGCCAAGAGGAACCGATGAATGGATTGATGCGCCCTACATACCAGATACCTGCATTGTCAATGTTGGTGATTTACTTCAATGTTGGACTAATGATCTTTATGTTTCCACTCCTCATCGTGTTGTGAATGAACATCTTAATATTAGCCGTTACACTTTCCCTTATTTTGTGCATCCCTGCGATGACGTTATGATTGATTCACTTATTGGAGAACAAAAGTATGAAACAATAGGTGCAAAAGAATATCTTGTTTGGCGGTTAAATCAGAGTTATTAATATGTTAGAGCAAAAAATACGTCAGTTTTTAGTTCATAGTTTTTTATATTATAAACTAGATGAATCTATTATTAGTGATACAGATTACGATAGTTTGTGTGTTGAATTGAAAGGTTTGATTAAAGATAAATCTAATTTTATATATGAAGAACTTATTCAAAGTTCTATGGGTAAAGAAAGTTCAGGATTTTCAATTCGTAATTATCCTTCAGAAATTATAAGCACATCTTTTCATTTACTATATCAAGAAAAATATAAGACTAATAAAAGTTTTGATTCTTTTGTTCGGACATATGGATACAATATTAAATAAAGGTTTATATGACATGTACTGTTATAGTAGGAACTCAATGGGGTGATGAAGGTAAAGGTAAAATTGTAGATTTATTAACTGCAGAATCTGATACGGTTGTTAGATATCAAGGTGGTAATAATGCTGGTCATACTGTAATGTATGAGGATAAAACCATTGTACTACATTTAATTCCAAGTGGAATATTACAAGGTAAAGAATCTATTCTTGGTAATGGTGTGGTGATTGAACCAAATTCATTGTTAGATGAAATTAAAGGATTGATTAATGCTGGATATAATGTAGAGAATAATTTAAAAATAAGTTCTCAAGCACACTTAGTAATGCCGTATCATCAGATTTTTGATTCTTTAAAAGAGATAAGTAAGGGTGATAGAAAAATAGGAACAACTTGTCGGGGTATTGGACCAACATATGAAGACAAAGTTGGTAGAGTAGGATTAAGAATATGTGACTTAAATGATAAGAATTTAAAAGTAAAACTAAAAGAAATTTTAGAAAGAAAAAAAATAGAATTTGAATTGTTTAATAAATTTGATATTGATTATGATATAAACTTAGAAAATCTATATAAAAACTTAAAAGATTTTTATAATAAAATCAAAAATTATATCATAGATAGTTCTGATAGAATAAATGATTTAATTGATGAAAATAAAAATATTATTTTTGAAGGTGCACAAGGAACTTTTTTAGATGTAGACCATGGTACTTACCCATATGTTACGAGTAGCAATACACTAGCAGGTGCAGCATGTGTTGGTAGTGGAATTGGACCAACTAAGATTAATCGTGTAATTGGTATCACCAAAGCATATACAACTAGAGTTGGTAGTGGACCATTTCCGACAGAGTTAAAAAATCAAGAAGGTGAATATTTACGTAAAGTTGGAAATGAATTTGGCGCAACAACTGGTAGACCTAGAAGATGTGGATGGTTTGATTCATTGTTAGTTAAACATGCAGTTAGATTAAATGGAATTACAGATATTGCATTAACTAAACTAGATGTTCTTGATACATTAGACCATATTAAAATTTGCACAGGATATGTGTTACCAAATGGAGAATTAATTGATAGATTTACGTATGATGGTTTAGAAGAAGCTATGCCTCAATATCACGTAATGCCTGGTTGGAAAACAAACACTAAAGGAATGACAAGTAAAGATCAATTGCCATTTAATTTATTGTTATATATAGAACAAATTGAATGGTATATTAAAGCAAATGTGAGTATTATTTCCACAGGACCTAAAAGAGAGGAGACAATAATCTTATGAAAAAAATATTACTACTTGGAAGTGGAGAATTAGGAAAAGAATTAACAATTAGTTTTAAAAGATTAGGTCATTATGTAATCGCATGTGACAACTATAATAAAGCACCTGCTATGCAAGTCGCTGATGAGAGAGATGTGTTTGATATGTTAGATGCAACATTACTCAAACAACGTATTGAATTTTTTAGACCTGATTATATTGTTCCAGAAGTAGAAGCTATTCGTACAGAGATTTTAGTAGATGCAGAACAAGATGGGTACACGGTTATACCAAGTGCAAAAGCCGTAAACTTGACAATGAATAGAGATAGAATAAGAGATAGAGCAAAGACACTAGGATTAAAAACTGCTAAGTTTGCATATGCAGAAAGTTTGGAAGAACTAGAACAAAGAGCAAATGAAATTGGATATCCAGTAGTTGTAAAACCCGTGATGAGTTCCAGTGGTAAGGGCCAGACTGTCTGTGCTAATAGTTTAGGTGCTGTATTAAGTTGGGATACTGCAATCAAAGGTATGAGAGGTGATAGACAACGAGTGATTGTTGAAGAATTTATTGATTTTGATTATGAAATTACATTGTTAACAATCAAACAAAAAGATGATGAAACTATATTTTGTAAACCTATTGGTCATGTGCAAGAACGTGGGGATTATCAATATAGTTGGCAACCTCAAGAAATGTCATTACGAGCAGAATTATCAGCACAACATATGGCTAAAACAATCACAGATGATTTAGGTGGAGTGGGATTGTTTGGAGTAGAATTTTTTGTTAAAGATGATAAAGTTATTTTCAGTGAATTAAGTCCAAGACCACATGATACTGGTATGGTGACATTGTATTCACAAGAATTAAGTGAATTTGATTTACATGCTAGAGCAATTCTTGGTTTACCTATTCCAAAGTTTGATACTAAATCAGGAGCCAGTCGAGTAGTGTTAGCAAATNANGAAAGTTCAAGTTTTCAAATAANNGGTATAGAAAATGCGTTAAAANTTGCNCANGATGTAAGAGTGTTTGGAAAACCTACCACAAGAAANCATCGTAGAATGGCTNTAGTTTTNGCANATAGTTTGGATAAAGCAACAGNNGCCGCAAAAATGATAAAAGTTNTTGAAGATAAATAGTTAAAACATTAATTTTTAACTTAAATATATTCCTACTATGAAATCATTTCAAGAATTTTTAACAGAAGCACCACTTGCAGAGTATGATCCAAGTGATGCTGGAGAAAGAAAGTCTAAAACTGGAAAGCCGATTCTAAACAAACAAGGCAAACCTTTATCATCATTTAGTCCTACTGATATAAAGTTAATTAAAAATCCAAAAAATCAAAAAAAGTTAGAGAAAGTTTTAGCCCAATTCAAACAAGATTTTCGCTTCTTTTTTGCTGATTTTGCTGGCAGTAATAAGTTTCATGAAATGGGTGAACTTAAAGAAGAAGATGTTATCAAAGGTGATATAGGAGGTTATGGTGTTACTGCTGAAACATCCGAAAGAATGGTCAAATACTTACAACAAGTAGGACTTGTTGGTGAAAATAAAAAATTCACAGATAAAGCAAATAAATCTATTTCAATCATTTATACAACAAATGTTGGTGATGCAAAAGTTGGATTAACTCCGTGGATTCTTTTACATCGTATGGGGCATAGTATGAATAGAGGAAATTCCTCTGCGAGTCGGTCCCCATTTATAGAACATTTTGTGAATAACATTAAGCCAGAGATTTATGAATTTCTAACTTCTAATTATTCACCAGATGAAGATGTTTATAAAAGTGATGCTGAGTTTGATAGAGCAGAAAGAAACAAAAACGAATTTCTAAAATATCTTAGGTCTAAAGATACGTTTACACAGCAAACACTTGCACCTATTTTTGAATTCTTTAAAATATTTGGAAATTTTAATACAGCAAAAAGAACAAGAGAAAAAGAAGAAGGTAAAGGAAGAAATACACCCGCAGTTGTAAAAGAAGCCCGTGCTTACGAATTTCTATATGAATCTTTTGTTTCGTTTCTTTGGTATGCAGAGAATAGTAGAAACGTTTGGGAAGAAGAAGAAGGTAAAACTCTACCATTTAGATTTAAACTTGGAAAACTTCCAGAAAAAATTACAATGAATGGAATCAAATTGGCTTTAGCTGATGAATTTGTTGGTGAGCAAGCAGAACAATACTATAAGAATATGATTGCTAATGGAATCAGAGGTGTAGATAGAATGTTTGAATCAATGGTTAAAAAGATTGATGATAAAATGATTGGTAAAATATTCATAATGTAATATGCAATCATTCTCAGAATTCCTCATAGAAAACACAAATACATATCAGTTCTATCACGGTGGCAATCTTGATATCACAACTCAAGGTACATTGTCACCATCTGATTTGACTAAAGTTCCGAAATCAAAAAGAATAGAATATGGACCTGGTTTGTATCTAACTACAAGTTCTCAAGTTGTAGAGAAATATGCTAAAGGTTCTAGAAAAGTTTATTTGTTGACTGTGCAAAAGGGTAATGATATTAGTAAAGTTAAGATTGATTTTGATAAAATAGATGAGCTTAGTTCTACAATTGGAAAGTCAAAGACAAAGCTACTAAAAAATAAATTAGAAGAAAGATTTGTAGAGAATGGTAAAGTGCTAGCTTATGTGGTTCTGAATATCCTATTAAACGAATCTCTATTGAAAACAGAGAAGGCTAGGAAAGGTATCAAAGACTTCTTAGTTGCCTCTGGCGTTGATTATGAGCTTCACCAGTCACCTTTTGGGTGGGGAGAAAGCATGATGGTGCTGTTTAATCTTTCTTTAATAAAAAACGCAAAAGTTATAGATAGAAAAGAAGTTGTAAAGGATTTACCAAGAGTGAAATAAATTATGAAAAAATTATTATTTACATTATTTGCAAGTGCAATTGCAATTCAAAGTTTCGCACAAACAATAGAAACAGATGTTCCACCGCCAGGCTCATTTGAATTACAAATGATGATTAATAATATAGTTGCTGAGTATGAATTATCAGAGACAGAACATTTGTGTATGCAGTTTGAAAAGGAAGCTGACTATAATAACACTAATTGCTGGATGAATTGCGGAAGTTTTTTTGAGTGCCGAATGTTATTCTTAGAAATTCAATTGAAAATTTCTAATCTTGTTCAGCACTCTAGAGAGATGCACAACATTGATTAATTTGCTTCTATTTCTTTTGGCTTAGATTCTCTAGCTACATTTTTAAGTGCGCCTATTCCATCTTTTAATTTATCTGTCATATCATCTGCCATCTCAATATACCAACTCAAACTTGTTTTTTGATCTCTAGTCAATGAAGTTTCTGGTCCAATAAGTTTAATCAACTTAGCCAATTCTTTTGCCGATTTATGATTATGCATTTCTGCTCTATCTTTTAACATAGATAGTAAACCTTTGAGAATAATCACTTGCTCTTGATTTAGTTTCATAATTTCTATATCTTCTTTTTCTCTATCTGATTTAAATAAATCTTCAAATTTTTCATTAAGTTTCGGAACTTGTTCTGATAAAAATTGAGGATTGGTTCCGCCATAATTTCTTTGTATAACTAAATTAATATCATCTAGTATTTGTTGTCTCATAAAACTCCTTAAAATTTAAATTAAATATCTCCGGTATTTATGAAAAAATCTCTTGACTTTTTAAAAAATGTTTGATATACTAGTCTTTTAAAATTAAGGAGGAATTATGAAAGTCAAACTTGGAAAACAATATGCTCTTCTTATGCGTTCTCGCTATTCTGAGAAATCAGATTTTTCAAAAAAGTATTCTAAAAAAGATCGCAGAAAGAACAAAAAAGTCCTTGACTTTTGATTTTAATTCTGCTATACTATATTCATGAGTTGACAATTGTGTCAGCAGATGATAATTTCTTCAATTCAAACGAGGTGTTTTTATGAAGAATCTTTTTCTGATTGCATTGAGTGTTGCTGTTTTAGGTGCCGCTTCATGTTCAAGTAGTGTTGCTCTACCTAATGACCCAAGTAATCCCATTGAACAACTTGAGTATCAACAAGCATTGAAAGAAAATCGTCCAGATTGGGCCAATAAAGGTCTATGGGAAGAAGATGATTATATCTATCAAGTTGGTCAATCAATGGTGTTTGATACAGAACGTGAAGCAAAAAAACATGCTTACCGTGATGCTTCCTTCCGTTTGAGTGAATATGTATCTCAGCAAATGGATATTGAATTTTCAGAATTAGTTGTGTCTGAATCTTCCACTACAGATACAATCAATCAGAGTGCCGCAGCAAAAGAGATGTCCAAAATCATTAGTAGGTCTGTGATTTCTACAATTGCTCCGCATGAAACTCATGTAGAAATCAATATTGATGATGAAGAAGAAATTGGATACACTGCTTTTGCAGTTGTCCGTGTTTCTAAAAAAGCAATGAAAACCGCTGCTAAAAATGCGAAGGAGAGATACATTGAAGAAGTTGAGCCGCAAGGTGAAGTCGCTTCCGTTGATAATCTCTAATATATTATTAGCATCTTTTGTATATGCCAATCCATATTGGACAGAAAGATTGGTGTATACTACTGATAATATTACTTATGTGGTTGGTGAAAGTGAGTGGTCAGAAACAAAGTATGATGCGTTTCAATCGGCATTTCTTGATGGCTTAAATAAAATTAATGTCATGAGAAACACCGATATTGAAACAACTTATATTGAAAAAGTATATAATGGTAAAATTACAGCAGAAGAGTTTTCTACTATACAATCTTCTATGAGTTTTGGTGAGATTGTTGTGAAAGATTCATTTGCTGAACGTGAACATGTTTCTGACCTGAATCGTGTTTTTGTGTTGTTACAAGTTCTTCCTCCGGAAGATTTCTTTGATATGTCAAGATGGTTTGATTATATCAAAAACTTTTTTTCTTTTAAATAAGGAGAATCCCTATGTCACTTACAGCAGTAGTTGAACAATTGAACAATGTGCGTGAGCAAAAAGGTGATGTTCTTGTTGACCTGCATGATTTGCAACCCGATGATGCTGATGAAGTGTATTACTATATTGATGACATGTTAACCGAAACTGGATATACAAAAGGTAATTCCGCTAAAGTAAGTCCTGGTTTTGGTACATCAAGCGATGATGAGCATGTGATGTATTTGTCTGCAGTTGTAGACTTGCTGCAAGATGGGTATGATACACCAAGTTACACTTTGAATTTCTAATCTAAAATTCCGGGGGAAACTCCGGATTTCCCCTTGACATTTCTGCTGAGTCTGATATAATTATTATATTGAGTGAGTGATTGAGACATTTCCCAAATGGAGACATCATGACAGCAGATAGAGTCAACATCCTACTTACCGCTCATCTAGTAGACGATTGTCTACAAACCCAAAAGTCAATCAAGGTTGCAGAACGTCCCTCTTGGGATGAGCTTGAAGACATTCATGAGATTATCAAAGAGGTGAAAGCAATCACACCAGGTACCTATCATGTACGCAAAAGAGGAAGAGGTCCTCGCAGAATGCATGAGAATTTCAAGCGTCAATATCAATGCTCCATTCCTTTGGACAAAGCTGCATACATTGCCGTTTACATTGAAAAGAGGTAAATATGGAAAAGGAATTGCGAAGAACAAGTGTTTGGATTTTCCTTGTTTCATCATTTCTGATTGGTTATTCATTTCTAGAAACAGCAATCGTATAATTGGAGAGCAAAATGGCAACTAGATCATATATTGGTAAAGTAATCAACGGACGTGTTCATTCAATTTATTGTCATTGGGATGGTTATCNGGAAGGAGTTGGTTCAACATTACTGCAGCATTATGATTCAGAGAAAGTCAATCGTTTGTTGGAGTTGGGNGGAATTTCCGCACTTCAAGAAACTGTAGAAGAATCCGCTGTAAAAGCATATCATGAAGATATCAATGTTGATACCAGAGAAGACTATTTCTCAAATAATGGTGATACTTATGATATTGAGTATAGCTATCTTCTCGAAGATGGTGTGTGGAAAGTGTATGACCATCACAAAGATAAAGAGTATGATTTGGCAAAGTTGCTTGGTGTAGGTGAAGAAACTCCAGACCCAAGATTGGATCCGAATTTATATGCTACTTGCTAATATTTTACTTGACATTTTCTTTTTTGTTGCTATAATATACTTATTGAATAGGAGATGCAAATGTCAAAATATGAAAAAGAACGATTCCAAAGGGCTATGGATCACTTTCTGAAGATGGATAAAAAAGAGTTGTTCAAGATTTTTATTCAAGAGCATCCGCCTAACACTCCAGCAAAACATGCATTTTGGTTAGGATGCCGACATAAAAATCGTAGTCCATATGTGAACAACTCTATTGGTCATGCACATTGGAAAGCTGGTCGCAAGCTGAAACAAGAACTAGAATCCATGTATGCAACACAAATTATATTGAGTGAGTGATTCGCAACCCAAATGAGATTGAGCATGTCAAACTTCAACATGACTGAGCGTGATGAACTTCTTCAAATCATTTCTGATATGAACAAGGATATTAATGGTGTTCGTCCCTCACTTNCTCCGTTCAACTCTATGTCTGAGACAGAACTCAAAGCAGAGATCGAACGCCTTCAGCCGTTTCTTGAAGAGGTTATTGAGCATGAGAAAATGATTGATGCCGTTTGCATCACTCGCTTTAACGATGAGGTTGCGGTCTTTATTCAACAAGGTGCTGCTAATCGAACTACAGCAATCCGCTGGATGCTTCAGGCACAAGGTTATGATGAAANCCGTGACGATGCTGATTACCTCTGCTACAACAACGGCATCAATCCCTTCATCCCCGCCGGTAAAGAAATTTTTGAAGAAGTTGAAGCGGCAATTGCTACTTTATAACTTGTTAGATTTGATAAATAATTACAAACAATTAATTTGATAATCTAATCTAGGAAAAAAATGGAAAACGATAAAAAAGTATTACAAGATATTAACAGTTTGGTAAACTCTGCTTTTGTTGTGAATGAAGGTGTAGAAGATATGGAAATGAAAATAGAAAAAATGGCTGATGAATTAGATGATGAATTAGGAAATGTTCCACGGGCGACAATTGTAAGAGCCCTGACAAACATGGTGAAACAAGGTGATAATTTAGATGACCTTGAAGGAGTTAAACAAGAATTGCGCCAAATGCACTAATATATAATTATTCGGAATTTTTTAAAAAAATCCCTTGACATTTTCTGCCAGTCTGATATGATCTGATCATTGAGTGAGTGATTCCCAACCTAAGTGAGAAACAATATGAGCAAGCGCAAAACAGTCAATGTAGCAGAAGTTGTTGTTCAATTGAATAAGAATCTAAAAAACTCCGATTTCCAAGACAAAGACAGTGTAGAAGGAAGAGCCTTTCGCCAAGGCATTTGTGCTGCTCTTGAGCAAATTCTGTTTGCTACAGGCAACTATAATGGGTACAGAATGATTGACAAAAAGGAAGCAATCAAGCCGTATGCCTTTGGTTGCGACTATTCTAAATTAAATGGTGATGAAATTCCTGCTGCTGCCTTTGAAGGAGCAGATGATACCCGCCGTCAATACTTTCTCTGAGATATAACATGAGCAATTATTACAGACGCAATTTCACCAATCGTGTTGTAGAAATGATGGATGCTGGAATTTTGACCACTGATGAAGTGGCTTCAGTTTGTTTGAGATATATGTCAGAACGTGATGTAACGAACATGTCACTTTCTCATTGGAAAAAACAACTGGATGAACATTGTCCTGACCATGTAAATGATTTCAAGTGCTAAAAAAATTCCTTAATTGAGATTAATTATGGCAAAGCAAAATTTCGATTATGATAAAATCTACACCGCTGGTTGGAAAGACGCAATGGAGGAGATGCAAGAGAAGTTGAAGAAGGAGCAAGAAATCTCTGAGCAATTGCAAACAATGGTTTTGCTCCTTCTTGGGAAACTAAAGGAGAAAGATGCCAAACTTACAAAACTTCTATAAGAAGTATAAAAAACAACCATTAGTCGCAAAAATTTTTTATCCATACCTTGTTTGGATTATTTTCGTAACCGCAATTGAGTTTATTTGATAAACAAATCAAAAAAATCCCTTGACATTTCCTGCCAGTCTGATAAGATCTGATCATAGTGATTGAGACAAATAACCTTTTTGAGAGATTCAAATGGCATTCGCACCTTCCTCAACTTACTTCAACAGCGGTGATTCTTCAATTCTTGGTCGCTTTGAAGAAAAAGACAACGGTCACCTTTTTGAATATTCTGAAAATCGTGATGAGGAAGGTTGGGGTGCTGAACACAAAACAGAACTTCCCCACAAAATTTGGGTTACAACTCCTCTCTTCTCAAAACAAGGTCATTGCCTTGACAGCGGATTCCGATATGGCAGAGTTCTAAAAACTGTTGCATATCTTGCTTATGATGAAGACGAGAATGGTAATCCCATATATGAAAAGTGGAACCTCAAGCAGAGAACCCACTTTGAATATAACCGCAGCCGTGTTGCTGAGTACGAAGCTTATCCTATCGCTCTTAACTAAAAGAGGTTTTTATGTCAATAGATACTTTAACTGATGACATTCTAAACGCTTGGGCTGAATCCGCATATCCTGAACCAACTGAAGAACAATGGGATGCATACATCGTTGCGCAATTTAATGAACAAGAACAAGACCGCTTTGCAGCACAACCAGAGAGTGAAGTATGAAAATGGTTATTAATTATCTTTCTGAAAATGATTTTGAAATTATATCGACCGTAGAAGCAGTTGAAAATAAACAACTTGCCCCATCTGCTAAATCAGTTCTCCAGCGGCAGACGGTTGTTAAATCTACTGCTTCTCCCACATTGTTAACTTGGCAACAGATGCAACAATATCCAGTTTTGCAGAAAACTCAATTAGCTTCTGGTAAAATCATCTATCGTCCAAGAAGTGAGAAAGGTAAGAATATGATCTATAAAGTAGATTCTATTCTTGCTGGATTAAGTGAGAAACAAGTTAATCGCAGAAAGTGTATTATTGTTGACAAAGATGATTTTATTATTTCTAATTCATTTCTATAGAATTAAGCCAACATTAAAAAAGGATTATGGCCATTAGATACATTCTTTTTTACTAATATAGATTGATTAGAATTATTAATTTGTGTGTTATCAACAACATTGTTCATAACAGGAACACTTACGATTTGACGTTTATTTTGCATATTTTCTAAAGTTGATATTCTTTTTTCCATATCAGTAGAATTTTTCACAGTTTTTTCCATTCTATTGTAATAACTCATCATTAAAATATTACTATTTTTTTGATTTACCTGAGAATACATATCAGCAATTCTTTCTGAAAAATCAAACATTTTATCTTCCAAATCACTCATAGCTAAAGTAAGTTCTGGATTTTGTTTTACTCCTATATAATCACCAACAGCTATTTTTTGTGGTCTGTAAGCAATGTTTCCATACTTTGCGGATGGTAATGCCACTTTCCATTTGATTAGCATTTCTATCAAAACGAGTGTTTCTTCTATTTCCTTTTTATCATATCCATAATTTTTAATAAATCTTTCAGATTCAGGCAATTTTAATAAAGTATCTCTTACATTTTTCCATTTATCATTTTCATTAGCTTGTTTAATTGCATCCCATAACGGTTTTTGATCACTACCCATAAGACCATATTTAGATTCATTACCTTCCATAGTTCCGCCCATACCCATTTGATATCCCATAGAAATTAATGTTGCTCTTCTGGCTACATTATCTATATTTTTATAAATTTCTCCAGCTTCATGTCTTGTTGCTGCTTTAATATTAGAATCAATTTTTTCAATTTTTTCTTTCAATATTTCATCGGCTTTCTCTTTGGTGATAGTATCATCCTTTTTTACTGGAATATCATTAATTGTATTAAATCCATATCCTATTGCATATCTTTGAGAACCATCTTTCCATTTCAAGTTCTCTCCTCCATACGTTTCTAGATAAGCATCTGGTCTAAATTGTTCTTCTTTTGCAATTAGCTTTGTAGCTTCATCAATAGTCTGTACATCCAAATCTTTCACAGTATATTTTTCTCTCATATTATTTGCAAGAAGTGCATTTGCAATAAATCTTAAAGGAACTGGAAGGTTTCCAGTTAATTTATCCATTTCATAGGAAGTTCTTCTATTATCTTCTCCTCTAAACAAATCTATTAATCCACCAAAACCAAAATTAACTTCCCATGCTTTGATACCCGCACCTATACGGTCAGATGGAGTTGCATCTTCATCTTTAACGCCGGTAATTGTTTCTGGGTTATTTACATTTGTACCTATATCATAAATACCCGCTAGCAGTCCAAGCCGTCCCAGTAATTTAAGTCCTTTATTACCTGCGTTTGATAAAAATTCTAATCCAGGATTCATTTTATTTGTTTGTTGTACAGCAGATGTTACAACCTGAGAACCTCTTGGTAGTGTAGATGATGAGTTACTAGCTAGTGCCTTGGGCAAAGAACGGGGTATTGTACCAAGAAGTTTAGTATTAACAGGTAATTTAAGATTATCAGGTATTTTAATAGAAGGTAATAATTTTTTACCTTGTTCAATTATCTCATTAAATTTATTCGTTATTCCAGAAAATAACTCTGAAACACTTCTTATAATTCCTGCATTTGGTATATCAATAAGTTTTATTTTATTAGTATTTTTGAAAAATTCGGTCATTCCTTTCCACAAATTTTCATACTGTTTATCTATTTTAGGTAATGGATATTTTTCTAAAATATCTGTTCTGATTTTTTTAAAAAAATCAGACATAGAAGACCACAAATCTTTCAAAGAAGTATCTATTTTAGGTAATGTAAATTTTTCTAAAATATTCGTTTTTAAATTTTTAAAAAAATCAGAAACAGCATTTATTTTTTCTACGAATTTTGTTTCTATTGGATTTAAAATAATTTTATTAAAATTTAACTTTAAATCATCTAACCAGGTTCCAATACCTGTTATCTTTGTTTTGAAATTTTTTAATGATTTGGAATCTGGAAGATTTAAGTTTTTTACAACATCAAAAAATCTTTTAATATTATTAGCAACACTAGCCATATTGTTGTCAGCAAGCCATGCACCAAGTCCAGCAATAGCACCTATACCTAATGCAGTTAATAATGCTTTACCTAACATGAAATATGGTAATGTATTAGAAATAAGTTTTGTAATAAAACTTTCATTTTTTGGCAACTCAATATTTTTATCACCAACTAAAGCTTTTAAAATAGATTCCAACAACTCATTAGTTTTTTCTTCTCTCTTAACTTTTTCACGATTTTCTTCTAATTTTTCTTGTGAGATTTCTCTTCTATTATTAAGAGCACCTGAAGTTGACCTACCTCTAAATGCATTTACGGCATTGTTCACATTCATACCAAAACGAACAATAGAATTATTTTGAAATCTTTGAATAGTCCTATCACGGATATCACCGACCGTGTCTCTCAATATTCCAGAAGCACTTAAATTCATTATAGACTGCGATCTTGTTCTGTTTGAGCCTTGTGAGTAATTACCAAAGTTTGAAGAAGAAACTGATGATGTTAATTTATCAATTGCATCAGTTGTAGATTCAGTTTGTTCAGCTTCATCTTTAGATCTCTCTTCAGTTGCATCAACTAAATTTTTAACATTCTCTACTAAATTAGAGACATTTTTGTTAAAACTTGATAGTTCAGGAATATCTAATTCTACTACTTTATTTGAATTTAAAATAGGAAGTCTAGCCATTTTGTCTTTGTTGTTCTTCTAAGTGTTTCTTTTCCAAATAACCGTTAAGTAATTCAACATACACACTTCTTTCATATGGCAACATATTATTTAACTCTGTTAATGAAAATCCGTGGTGATACATTAATTCAAAATTTATTGTGTAATGATTCATTAATGAATCATTGCTCATTGCTATAAAAAAAAATTCTGAAACCCTTCTATCTCTATTTTTTCTTTACAACCACATGCAGAACAAACATAATTTATTGTGTGTTTTAAAATAGGTATATTATTAAAAAATTCTTGCACCATACTAACTTGTTTTTGATTCATGCTGTATACAAAACTTATTAATTCTTTTTCTGAAACATCATCTGCTTGATAAGTATTTTCTTTATCATATATTGATTCTATACAATTTGCAATAAGTTTAACAAAAACATCAAAGTCATTTGTATTATTTGTAGCCAATGCTTCAATATTTGGATATTTCATTTTAATACTAATATTATCATCTAATTGAAATTTATCTACAGCCTTCTTAGGTTTATGTACTTTTATTTCTTCAATATTAATCTTAACATTTTCTCTATGCTCACATGTAGTGTCATTATTATTTAAATTATTCGGATGTTTAACCATCAATTCAATTTCTTCACCTGTAGATTTTGCTCTTATATTTAAAAAGAAATATTCAATATCAAACGTTGGCATTTTTGAAACATCTATTTCTGTTTGCACACAATTATTAATAATTTGCCGCATTGCACGTAAAATATCTGCATTATCATTTGACTCTTGAGCCATTAATAAAATCTTTTCTTCTTCAACTGTAAAAGGACGAAAGGTTATTTCTTTATCATTTGATGGAAGTTTTAAAGAATATGTGATGGTGTTTAATTTTGGTAAAATCATAATTTCCTTTTCATATTACATTATTAGCCGCTTGTAGAAGCAGATACATTCGCAGATGAAATAGCTCTTTTTCTATTTACATCATCTTTATAAGTTTTGTTATAATCTATTTTTTCATAACTAAAATTAACATTAAATTTAACCATATCTTTTGCATCATGCCTAAATTCTATTGCACTAACTGCTTTAGGGTAACAATTTCCTAACTCAACTTTAAATCTGTGAGTTTTTTCTGTTTTAACTACAAATTCACCTACAGTTGGACCGTACATAGGCAAGTTGCCTGGATAATCAGAAGTACTTTCTAGTTGTTTAATTTCTATATCTGTTGTGTATGTATTATGAAATCCAAAAAAACCTGTTTCTTTTGAATGTATTTTGTTCATCCAATTTATAAAGAAATCATATAAATCATAATTAGCATCTACCAGCATATTTACATTTATATTTCCATCTCCATAATTTGTACTTTTCGGAACCTCAAAACGAAAACCATTAGCGTATGAATATGCTTCAGTAGTAATTCCTCTTGATGGAATTGTGATATTATCTGAATAAAAAAATAAATTTTCTACCTTATCTTTTAAATCAGGTGAAGCCTCAAATAAATCTCTATAGTTTTCATTATCTAAAAGTTTGAAATAAAATTTAGATAGGTATTGTACACCTTTTATTCTTTGTGTAAATTGTGAAACATTAAATGCTTTATTATTCGTCCAGGGTGTCATAAACCTCTTGATTTTCTTGTTGACTCTCTCCAAATAAAAGAACTGCTTCTTTTTTGAAAACTTTCCAAAGGTAAAAATATAGTTCTTATCCATTCATCTGGTGGTATTTCTAACATTTGGCCACGTACATTATTAATAAGATATCTTTTTAAACATGGTTTAAATTCACGATATCTCGCAGCAGCATTTAAAGTACTATACTGTAGGTCCATATAAGTAGAATATGTTGTTTTTCTAAGCATATTATCTAACAATCTAGTTAACAAAATAGAACGCATTCTTAATGGTAAGTAATGCATATTTATACCTAGAAATCCATTTTCTTTCATATTTAAAACAAACGCCACAGGAAATGCATCATAATAAGGAAGAGTTCTTTTATATTTTGGATCATAATACCAACAATATAATGAGCCAGGTTTAATTTGCGAACCTCTAAAAATTCTTCTATCTAAATTATCATTATAAAATGTATTCGGTTTTTCTCTTATACCTACTATACGATTAGTTGGAAACAATACTTGATTAATTTTTTCACGAAACCAGTTTTTTGTATCTTTTAAATTTTTTTTAACTTGACTGTCACTTTGTAGTATGTCATCAGTTTGTTGGTCAATATTTCTCACATAAGTCCTAATAGGTACGGTTTATCATCGTTATCTTTTAAATTTTCAAATCTATGATTAGTTTTTAAAACTCTACTAATATCTTCGCTATTTGTCTGACAATAAAGTGTAGTTCCTCTTCCTGTTCTAAGTAAAATTAATCTATTTAATATATATTCACCTAACCCCACTCCCCTATGTTCTCTATCTACATAGATGTTATCCAATTCAAATATATATTCAGATGATAAATCCCCCACACCCGCATTTTTAAATATTTTAATTTTTACATCTAAAATAGGTTTTTTAATAAAACCAAATCCAACAGTTTTTTTCGTCTTTTTATCACTTGCAAGTGTGATTGCGTGAGAAGAAAAAACATCATTTTTTATCTTTTCTTCACTCATACCAGAATTGTTATTTTTAATAATCTTCATAGCCTGTTTTATGTTTTCAACAGGTGTAGAATTGTTAATGTCACCAGTATAAATATTATACTTTGCAGCTATGTTTACTGAAATATTTGCATTTTCCAGTATATTCTTTATGATAGTATCTGTCATAGTTACTTAGAATGTTCCACAATCAATGATACTATCATTAATTGTGCTGTTAGTTATTAATGTATTATTTGATGTCACATTCTCTAGGCTTCCCGATTCTACAGTAATATTATTTGCTTCAAAATTTCCATATAAAGTCGCTATCATAGTATTAATATTATACCCACTCATAGTTAATGAAGGATCTTGATTATAATTATTAAATAAATAGAAAACACCATCAGTAGCATCTCTGAACAATCCTGTATATAAATCATTTGAACCGTCATTATATTTTCCAGCAAATCCTAAATCTACAACGTCAGCTACATTATTAGAACCTACAATAATAATGTTATCTTCTATGGTTAATGTTTGAGCATCTAAACTAACAGTATTACCTGTTAAATACAAATCACCATCTACAAATAAATCTTTTTCTACTGTTAGATTTTCACTTATTGTAGTATTTGCATTAATTGTTGTAGGTCCATTAATTGTAGTGCTTCCACTTAGCGTAGTGTTACTACTTATCAAATTATTCGCTGTAGAATTTTCCGAACTATTTATTGTTAAATTTGTAGCGGTACTGTTAGATATGATAGAGTTAACTATTGAAACGTTATCTAATGTTTTATTTGTCAGTGTTTGTGTAGCAGTAGTTCCAACTATTTCTTGATCACTACCAGCAGGTAAAGTAAGTATGTTAGTAACACCTGCTGAATGTGGTTGTGCAATGATTGTTTGACCGTGAGTATTAACCTCGCAATTCAATATCAACTTGCCACTGGTACCGGAAACACCTAATACTAAAATTTCTTCTGTAAATTCTGCATTATTTAAAGTTGGATTATTTAATGTTGTATTGTTTGCTATACCACTAGTGATTAAAACATTATTCAAAGTTGAATCATTTATCGTAGCATTATTACTTACTAAATTATTTGCTATACCATCATAAATTTGAGATGTATTGATTATCGCAGATGTTAATGTTTTATTTGTCAGAGTTTGAGTAGCAGTAGTTCCAACTATTTCTTGATTTCCACCAGCTGGTAATGTTAAAATATTTGTGACACCAGCAGAGTGTGGTTGAGCAATAATTGTTTGACCATGAGTATTAAACTCACAGTTCAAAACTAATTTACCACTAGTACTGGAAACACCCAAAACTTTTATTTCTTCAGTAGCTTCTGTTCTAACTAATGAAGAGAATGTATTTGTAGTAATATTATTTGCAACTATATCATTAATTGTTGCTGTGTTACCAAAATAATTATTCGCATCAATATTTTCTATTGCAGTTCTGAAACTAATTTGACCAGCATCAAGTACATCTACAGTTAGCGTATTTGCATATGCATTATATAAATTAGAATTATATATTTCTGCAAAATATAAAGTAGCATTATTACTTAATAAATTATTGGCAACAGCATTGTAAATTGTTGCTGAATTTAAAGTAGCATTATTACTTATTATATTATTAGCTAAGGCGGTTTCTATGGTAGCAAAATTTAATATTGCGTTATTACTTGTAAGATTATTTGCTGTTGAATCATCAACTATACTTGATTCATAAATTGTAGAGTTGTATATACTCACACTACGTATTGTTCCAAAATTAATGTCTACATTATTTGCTACTAAATTATTAGCGGTAGAGTCAATAAGTTCAGAATTTGTAATTACAAAATTATCAAGTGTTCCATGATTTAATGTTGTGTTATTTGCTACTAAATTATTAGCGGAAGAGTCAATAAGTTCAGAATTTGTAATTACAAAATTATCAAGTGTTCCATGATTTAATGTACTATTATTTGCTACTAAATTGTTTGCGGTTGAGTCATTAAGTTCAGCACTGTTTAATGTACTATTATTTGCTACTAAATTGTTTGCGGTTGAGTCATTAAGTTCAGCATTGTTTAATGTACTATTATTTGCTACTAAATTATTAGCATAAGAATCATATATTTCAACATTGTTTAATGTACTATTATTTGCTACTAAATTATTAGCGGTAGAATCATATATTTCAACATTGTTTAATGTGCTATTATCTATTGTTATATTATTTGCAGTTGAATCATTAAATTCTGAATTTGTAATAATCACATCATCAAGTGTACCTGTGTATGCTATAATTGTGTTGGCTTCTATGTCAGCATACAATGTGGCTAACATTGTTGAACTATTAAAACCAACCATTGATGTGATTGGTGGCTCTGTAGGATAATCCTCAAATAGATAGAATTTATTGTCAGTAGCATCTCTGAAAAGTCCAGCATATACTGTACTTCCGCTTTCATTATATCTTCCAGCAAATCCAAGGTCAACAACATCAGTAATATTATTTGCACCTAATAAAATAATATTATCTTCAACTGTTAAAGTTTCTGTTAGTATCTGTGTTGAATTTCCATAAACAAAAAGATCTTGCTCAACAACTAAATTACCTTTTATTTCGGCATTATCATATACAGTAAGTGGCGCATTAACATCTACTTTTTTATTAAAAGTGGATTCACCGTCAACTGTTGTAATTGTATTTGCTGATACATTTAGTATTTCGCTTTTAAAGAATGTATTACCACTTATATCTAATGTAGTATTATCAGAAACTATAAAATCTTCACCGAGGAAAGTAGTATTTCCTCTAAAGGTGACATCACCATTAACATCTAATTTTCCATTTATAATAACAGGACCATCAAATGTTGAAAGTGTATTTGATGATGTATTTAAAGTTTCTCCGTATATAAAAGTATTACCATAAAATTCAGAGAACGTCTGTACGGAAACATTTAAAGTGTTTCCTTTCACAAAAACATCATTTAAAGTAGCTGTAGTTAAACTATGAAATGGGCCGTAAAATGTAGAGATTGTATCTAATGAAACATTTAATGTATTGCCATTTACAAATACATTATCATTAAAATGAGAAATTCCATCTATAGTAGTAATGGTATTTTCTGAAACATTTAATGTATTGCCATTTACAAATACATTATCATTAAAATGAGAAATTCCATTTACCGTAGTGACAGTATTTTCTGATATAGTTATTGTATTACCAGTAAATTCTGTGTTGTTATATATCTTTAACAATCCATGAATATTTGTAACTGTATCATCAGATATAGTAACTTCGGACCCAAAGAATAATGTTGGGGATAAGATATTGACTAGACCCGCATCTGACACATTAAGTACAGTACCACTACTGAAACTAAAATATTCACTTACGGTATCATAAGAAATAATAGATGAATCAAAAGAATTGCCTCCACCAACAGTAAGTACTTGAAAAAAATCTCTAAATTGTAATCTATTTGTTGATGTAAAGAAACTATCAGCAACAGTTAGAGAAACCTCAACATTAGCATTTTCTGTAATTTGAGTATTACCTCTTACAAATAATTCTTCTTGATCCCAATCATAATAAAATCCATTTGTGGTGTGAATATTATTTGTGTTATTTGATAATAAAACATTATACTTTTCTAAGTCATATCTACCTGTTCCGCCACGATGTACATCAAGTACAGCAGATGTATCTAAATTTAAATTAACAAGTGCCGCTTTTCCTAGTTCTATTTTTTGAGTACCAACTTGAATAAAATTGTTGGCAATCATGGTATTGTCAACGGAACCTTCTTTTAATGATGTGTTTCCGTTTGCAGTAAGTTCTAAAACACCTGTTATTGTTTTATTAGAAAAAGATTGGTCATCGTTTACAATCAGAACTTGAGCTTCTGTTAAATTCTCTTCATCGAAATTTGCTAAAAACCTTTCAGTTCTAAAATCTACATATTCTTTTGTTGCTTGTGCTGTTATAAGTTTAGTGTGAGAAACATTAGGTAAAGTATTGTCTGTAATTAATTCTTCTATTCCACCAGTAACTAATTCTTTACCATTTATTTTTAATGTTTCAATATCTAAAGTATCAATGTTATTATTTGCACCCGCAACTATAACATTATTAGGAAAAACCTTACCTGCATGAACCACACCATCATCAGATAAAACGTCTTTAAATAAATTCAAAAATGCATTACCACCAATAACATAAAAATCTTGACCGGCTTCATCACCTATAAAAAGTTTATCAGAGGTGTATGAATATGCTAACTCCGCTCTTTGTAAGTCACCGGTATTTGGTGTTGGTTTTACGGTTGAGCTTTTAATTAAAATTCTTGAGACAGTTTCTGTCATGATGTTTTTGTTATTGTTGATTGAAAAAAAGATACAATACTAGAATTATGTTTATTCCTTTTTATTTATCTCATTCTGAAATAACAATTATGTGAGGAGGGATATTATTCTTACCTATGATTTTCAATCATTTCTAAAAGTTCTTTAGTTGAACCCACAATCAAATTATTCACTTGGGTATTTTTTTGCTTAGGCTCTTTCACTTCTTTGATTTTCTTTTTCTTACCATGTATATCAATCAATTGTGTAGAACCATCAATAATGTTTTTCATCAATTGAGAATATGATTCATATAGTTTTCCATTCTCATTAAGAATAGCAGCCTGACCAAGTTCTTGTAGAACTTCATTAGACTTCATAATAGTTTCTCTAATCGTATCTTGCGCAAAATCAAAATCACTATCAATAGATTTTTCTTCATCTTCGTAAGGAATTACATCATTAAATTTAGAAACTTTCTGAAGTTTTCTTTCTTGACCTTCCTCTACTAAATCATCAGGCACATAACAAACTTCTTCTGGACTTAAAGTTTTCATTTAACCTTTTATTTTATTATGTAATTTTTAGGAGGAAGTTTTGAAGTCAAATCTAATTCCATAAGCGTAAAAGCACCTCCTTTTGATTTGTTTGTACCTCCACCGCTGTTATTATTTCCTTGTTCTAATCCTTGGTCATTATTCTCCATACTCAAATCATCACCAAAAACACCTTCAATCTTTTTACCTTCTTTCATCTTCTCACCAGCTTGTTGTAATTGCTCATGCATCTTTTGACTGTAAGGAACTTTAACCGCTTTGGGAATTGCTTCTTCTTGCAATATGACCCATAGATAGATATTATCTTCTTCAAAACCTATATGATAATTTAACAATATAAATTTTTGTTCAGTTGTTTTTGCAACTGGATAACCAAACAATGTATCCAAATAAAAATAACTTCCAACTGTGAAGGCAATTGTTAATGGAATTATATAAATTAAATGTACACTTTTTTTCAATTCAATGAGCAAGTATAAAAATATAGATGCTAATAATACTGATAATGTTACAAGATAAAACATATTATAATCCTCCACTTGGAATAGTTAACTCATCATCTGATGACCTAGCAGCACTTGGTTGCAACATATGATTAAAAGTAGAAACCAAATTTTTCTTCAATGTGTTTACATTATAATATGTTCCATCAGGTTTCATGGTGAATCTTACAAATGTTTGTTCTTCTCCACGGAATGAAAATTCTTTTGAATCTACATATATCTGTGAATATGGATTCAACTTAATTACTTCCACATCTACTTGAATTCTAGACTTGACAGGTCCTAAATTTGTAAAGTAGTAGTGAGCATTCACAACATATTCTCCTGGTTGGAATCCACGTATATTTACAACTTCTCTGTTTATCTCTACAATTTGTCCCGCATTTGGACCTTTTCTAATGATATCATTTCTATGACCTAAATCATCTCTGTCTAAATTCATAAAACCTTGTTGTGTGTTGCGAAAGCCAACCAAACCTTCTGGACCTTCTACCCACAAATCAACGTCTACTCCTCTATCGTTATTCCATGACATAATAATCATATATTCTGCTTTTTCTTCTACATGGTCTTCTTTTGTAGGATCATTTATTAATAGAAAACTAACAACAAATAAAAATACAAAGCCGAGAATGAGATTAAAAAGCAGGTCTATAAATGCCAGATTACTGCTGTATTTCCTCATTTTCTACCATTACTAGTTGACTTTTAATAAGAACACTACTAATTAAACCCACTAATGTTGTAAGTAGTGCCGTACCCATACCCTTTGCCATACTTCCTAAACTTTGCTGTATGGCCGCTGTATCTTGTATATTCAAATTACCAAATACAGAATAAAGCATAAAAATAAATCCAATTACAGTTCCAATCATACCAAGACTAATCAAAACTTCACTCACAAACCATTCTGTTTGATAGTTACATATTTTTTTTCTTTGTATTGCACTTTTCCAAATTTTATAACCAATAACAGAAGTACATATAACAAATAAGGAAACAATCACTAAACTTAATTTAGTTAAATCATTTTCAAATAAAAATGTATCAAAGTTAAAGTAAATGCTAGTTGATATTCCTACAACTATGAGAGTCACCATTAACCACCACTTCAGAAAAATATTCATTTTGTCTCCTTAGATTACCATTTAGTGAACCAAAGCATTTTATTACCTATCGGTGTTTTTACATCCGGTAGTTCTACAACAAACTTTTTCATATCGGGATGAGCCTCAAATAGAGCAAGTTCCAAATATTCAATCATCGGTTCTGTTTGTAATTTTTTATATAAGTCCATAACTTCCATTGGACTTTTTGTGATGAAAAGAGCAATTCGTAAATCATCATATAAAGTTACTTCCACTCCGTATTTGTCTGCGATTGCTTGTGCTTCTTCCATATTTTTCATTTCTGCTACTACATAATCAAAAGAAAAAGCATATACATCTTCTTTAGAAGTATAGAATAAAGGATATCGTTTTCCTCCTCTAACAATATGATTATTAATATTCACAAATGTTCTGCCGTTTCCAATATAAGTATCTGAATGAAGTTCTGCTTGAGCAGAAAATGTTAACATTGCTGATACACAAAGTGTTACAAATATATTTCTAATATATTTCATCTATACTCCTTAGTATTAAACTATTGTATTATTTGCCCAGGCTTGTTCTCTTTCTTCTTCAGTATCATAATTTGCACCTTCATATACAAATGTACTAAATCCAAAATCATCCGTATCATCATATCCATATATTTTAACTAAACTATGTTCATTTGCTGGATGATTCATTGATATACTTGCACTTTCATCTTGTAATTTACCTGATGTTTCTGTAATTAAAAGTTCTCCAGTTGGAGCAGAAAGGGGAATTTTTCTATTAGTGTGTAAATCTTTGGCAGTAACAAGTGTATGTGTTTCTACAAAAACGCTATTTACCTTTGGATAACTTTTTATAGGAGGAAAAATATAAGATTTTGCAGTTAATGAGAGGTCAGCTATTAATAATCTTCTCTCTTGAAGTCCTTGATAATCATCCTGCCAACTTACACTATTTAATAATAAAGGAACATCTATATTAATATTTAATTCTGGTATAGCTTTATAAGTTACGTTTAAATTTGGTGTAAAATAAGGTAATATTTTTTCAACTAATTGTGTAAGATCTTCAGCATATTTAGCTACAATAGAAATAGTGAAATCAAAATTGTAGGGTACACCATTGTACATTATAAGAGCATCTTTTTTATTTTTTTCATCTTTTGTGGGTCTTCCTCTACCACCTGTTTTGGGTAACATCCTTTGTGCATCATAGGATAATCCCTCAAAAGAAAATCCTATTCTCGGTAAAGTATAGTTATTATTTTTAGATTCAATAGTGGGTGTTTCACGTACAAGTGTCAATAATTTATCACGATTTGAAAAATTTATTGGTACACTTATTTTTTCTTCAATTTCATTTGTTTTATGATTTTTGCGAACAAGTATCATTTTAGAAAATAGAGAACCAATAACTACAACTAAATTACGTATAGTTTGATGATATTGGTCTTGCTCATCTGTATTTTTAGTAAAAAACATTTTTTATATTTTTCAATCTAAGGGGTTATTCGGATCCCAATCTATTAGAGCATCACCTTGATCTCTAAATTCTTTATTGGTTTCAAGTTTAACGGCTTCAGCAGATTTATTATCTATGTGTTGAATCATTTGTGTAACTTTCGCTTGTGCTCCAGATGACTGACCGATTAATATTTCTTCTGGCACAAATAAACCAGTTAGATGCTTCACAGACAAAATCTTTTTACGTGGATAGAATTTTTTAACATCTGCAGTATAATTATTTGTTTGTCCTATGATTTTTTCATTTGTTGCAAATCTTCCAACAATATTATCTATAGGCACATCTAAACTGTACATCTCTTGCTCAACTTCATCAATATGCTTAACCTCTGTTTGTATTTGCTCATGACTTGGTGTATAAAGTTCACAAGATAAACGATAACCAGGAAATATACCCGCCTGTAGGAAACCAGGAGCTTGATAATCTACAAATGTGATCGTATATAATCTACGGTCTGTAGGTAAATATATTACATCACCTTCTTTTGGTCTTGTGTAATTAGGTATTTTTAATTCATCAAATCTTCTTTGAGATACTATTAAGCTTATAGTTTCTTCAATTTGTACACCGAATTTACCAAGAAGAGCATCACCAATATAGTCATCTATTTGTTCCAACATCATTTCAATTAAAAATGATTTGGTGAATCTCTGGTCATCATCAGAACCCATAATCAAATCATAATCAAAATGTTCTTTCGGTAAATAAGAAACATTTACTCCAAGAATCTGAATAATTTCATCATGAATATCTTGAACTAAATTTTGCTCACCTTGATACTGATAATGATTGAAATGAATGTTTGCTTTCATATTTTATCTTTTGAATATATTATTATGTTGTGAACCAAGTTTAGTTCCACCAATAATAAGCTTTTTGAGTTTCATAAAACCATCATCATTTTTATCTTCTCCTAAATTATTACCTTTTCCAAGATAAGATACTTTATCATTGAAATCAAAATATATATGACCATGAGGACTATTTTCGCTTTTAATGATATTAGAAGCTAAACCAATAGCAGCGGTTTCTAATTTATTTTTTTCTTCCATCAATATTAAATTATCTTTATTAGGTTCATATGAATC